GGAATAGTTGAATCTTATGCTGTAGCTTTGGATAATAAAGTAAATCCTAATAATCTACCAGAAACAGCACAAGAAGCAACACAAAGAAAGAGATCATCTAACTAAATAATATAGAGGAATAAATGGCAACATATAAAAAATCTTATAAAGATTTGAGTTTTGATTTTACAGCAAATCCACAAACAGGAGATGTTGCAACAGTAAAGGATGCGGTTTCTGTAAAGAGAGGAATTAAAAATATATTATTGACAGCACCATTTGAAAGATTATTCCAACCAGAAGTGGGTTCTGGAATTAAGAATATATTATTTGAGCCGATGACACCTCTTACTGAACAAAGATTGTCAGATGCATGTAGAGATGCAATTGACGCTTGGGAAAAAAGAGCCTCAGTAATAAATATAACAGTTATTTCAGAAGAAGACTATAATCGTTATAGAGTTGCTATAAAATTTAGCATTAACAATTCTTTGATTACAGAAGAAGTTGATGTATTCTTAAATAGAGAGAGATAACAGATGAGCGATGTAGCTTCTAAACTTAAAGTATCCGAATTAGATTTCGATGCTATTAAATCAAATCTTAAAAATTTTCTAGGTGATCAAAATGAGTTAGCTGATTATAATTTTGATGGTTCAGCAATGGCTGTCCTTATAGATCTTTTGGCTTACAATACTCATTACAATGCATTCTATTTGAATATGATTGTAAATGAGATGTTCCTTGATACGGCATCCCTTCGTAATTCTGTGGTATCCAGAGCCAAACATTTGGGGTATACTCCCACTTCTGTTAGAGGTGCCAAAGCTTATGTTGATTTAACCATTACTCCTGCAAACACTCCCGCTAATATTGTAATTGCAAAAGATACACAATTTAATGCCACAGTAAATGGTATTTCTTATATATTTTCTACATCTAATTCCGCTACTTTGAATGTCAATGCAAATGGTATATACACAACAGCTAATGTGGAGTTGCAACAGGGTGTTCAATTAACACACAGATATAGTGCAAATACCTCAGATCCAGATCAGAGATTTACTCTACCCAATGCTAATACAGATACAAGCTCACTCGTAGTACAAATACAAACTTCTGCGACCAGTTCAAATTTATATACTTATTCAGTTGCAAATGATACAACTTCAATCAACTCTACAGCCAATGTATATTTTTTAGAGGAAGATACAGATAGTAAATATAGAGTATATTTTGGTGATGGTACAGTTGGAAGAGCTCTAACAACTGGTAATATTGTAGTTCTGAAATCTTTAATAGCTGATGCAGGAGCTCCAAATGGTGCAAAAACATTTACTCCTACTGGTACAGTCGGAGGATATTCAAATGTTACAGTAACAACAACATCAACTGCAGCTGGTGGTGCAGACAGAGATTCTATCAGTTCTATAAAGTTTAATGCACCAAGAAATTACCAAGCTCAAAATCGTGCAGTAACAATTAATGATTATATTAGATTAGTTCAAAGAGATTATACAGATGCAGAATCTGTTATTGCTTGGGGTGGTGAAGATAATGATCCACCAGTTTATGGTAAAGTTTATATGGCTATAAAACCAGCTAGTGGGTTACAGTTATCAACTACTGTAAAAAATTCTATCAAAAATGATATTTTAGCAAAAAGAAATGTAGTCTCTATTTCAACTGAAATTCAAGATCCAGATTACTTATATTTGACCTTTAATAGTACTGTTAAATTCGATTCTTCTAAAACTTCAAATACTTCAGCTACCATCTCATCTTTGGTTTCTAATACTGTTTACAATTTCGGTGTAGACAACCTTAAAGGTTTTGCAAATGAATTTAGGTATTCACCCCTAGTCAAAAAAATTGATGAGTCTGAAACTTCAATTGAAAGTAGCCTTTCTACGGTTAAATTAAAAAGAGTATTTGTTCCTACTCTTAATGTGTCTAGTTCTTACACTCTACCTTATTCAAGTGAAATTTTTCACCCCTATGCTGATTATGTGGATTCTGTTACTAGTACAGAATTTTCTCATTATGATGCTGATGACACTCTACGAACAACTTGTAATCTACAAGATACTGATGGAGTGTTACAAGTTTATCGTACAGTAGGAACAACTAGAATTATTGTTGCAAACAATGTTGGAACTGTTACTTATGGTTCGGGTGTGGTTGCACTTGCTGGATTTAAACCTGTTACAATTGGAGATGGTACTGCAAATTTATCAGTAACTGTCGCATTAGCTTCAAGTGATGTTGTACCAGTTAGAGATCAAATTTTACTTATTACTAACAATAATATTACAGTATCAATGGTTGATACTTTCGGAACAGGTACAAGTACTGCTGGTTCATCTTCTACTATCAGTGGCTCAACCGCTGGAGGTACTTCTGGTAGTGGTGGCTCGGGAAGTAGTTACTAATGATAGAAGATGGTGGAATTCTTTATAGTCAGATAGACTCTCAACTTCCTAGTTTTGTTTCAACTGACCATACGAAATTTTCTAAGTTCATACAGAAATATTATGAGTTTCTTGAACTGAATCTCATCACCTTTACAGATTTAGACCTCAACGAAGATGCCATTTTACAAGAAAAGGCAAACACCACATATACCATAACTGTTGCTACTGGTAATAACGCATACAGTAATTCCGCAAACAAATTTTATGTTGATGGTGCAGTTTCTCCAACCATAACTCTTACTTCTGGCGCATACGCAATTTTTGATCAAGGTGATGAAACCAATGATGGTCATTACTTTCATATATCAAAGACACCAGATGGTATTCATGTTGCCGGTGGTACACAATTCACCACCGATGATAGGAAAGATGTCCTTTTTACTTATGAGGGTACACCTGCAGACTATGATAATATTACACTTGAAGATGCAACATTAGATGATTACGGAATTTTACTTTATGAAAATATGAGGTTTGCAGCTGGTGATACTGATATAATTCTTGATAATATTACACTTGAAGATGATACTGGAACTTTACTTTATAATGAAATTATACTTACTGGTGGTTACATTTCATTTGAAGCTGGTCACCATGTACTGGATGAAATTGATGGTTTGTTCATACAATCCGAAGATTTTACTGTAGATGAAACTGGAACAGTAGAAGTTGGTTTTGAAATAACTGAAGGAATAGATATTGGTCTTGAAATATCTGCTACTATACAATTTTATGTTTCACCAGACCTCGCTGGTGAAACCCTCTACTACTACTGTAATAATCACTCTGGAATGGGTGGGAATATTACTGTATCCACCGCAACAACTTGGATTTCTCAAGAAAACGGAAATACTGATTCTGCAAATACCTCAACTACAGATTATATTGCCGTTGAAAGTCCAGCTCGCCAAGGTGACCAATTTTTAAGTGGTGAAATTATTCTTGGAGCAAACTCTGGTGCTACTGGAATTGTTAAGGGAAAATATTCAACTACTCAAGCTTATGTTGAAGAGACAAATAATGGTGCTTTTCAAGTGGGTGAAAGTATTGCAGGTAAAACTTCAAGAGCCACCGCCACTGTAAATTCATATTCTAGACAACCAATAAACGCATCTAGAAATGTAAAATCTTTCCAAGATATTGATAAAGCTCCAGCAGGTTTTGTTGAACTTTTTAGAAAAGAATTTTTATATGGATTTAGTAAAAATGCTGATGTTAGTACATCTAATCTACTTAAACATATAAAAGATTTTTATCGTTCTAAAGGTAACGAAAATTCTTTTCGGTATATTTTTAGATTACTTTTTGATATAGATGATATTGAGTTTTTTTATCCTAGTACAGAAATGTTGAGACTTTCTGACGGAAGATGGACTCTTGATAAATCAGTTAAAATTCTTTCGGACTCTGCAAGTCATTTAGGTTCTTTTCTTGGTAGAACACTCGTAGGTGAAACAACTAATGTTTCTGCTCTGGTAGAAAGAGTTGAAAGATACCAAGTTGGTGCACAAGATATTACGGAATTATTTTTATCTGGATTTGATGCTAATAATTCTAGTTATCAAGCAACTACAGGAACAGGTTATACTACATTTTATTTGGGTGAAACTGTAACAGCTAATAGTGCAGATGATGATGGAAATTATGCAACAGCAATCACAAGTGGAGTTTTACAGGGTGTTGATGTAGTCTATGGTGGATCTGGTTATACAACAGGCGATGAACTGATAGTTACTGGTGGAGCTGGCGCAGAAGCCAAAGCTAAAGTTGGTTCAGTAGCTACGAGTGCTCTTACTGGAATTAATGTTATAGATTCTGGTGATGGATATAGTGTAGGTGATACTGTTGTATTTGTTAATGATGGAACTGGTGGAACTGGTGCTGCTGCTAGAGTTGCCAGTATTGTTAAAACAATAACTATATTTCAACAATCTGAAATTATCAGTACATTCAAAAGTGATACAATAGGTGCATCTGCATTCACTTCACCTTGGAGTAGTTATACAAGAAATAATCACATTTCATCAAATTCTACTACCACCTTTACTGTTCCATTTGATGGTCTTTCTGGTACTACTCCGAAAGCAGGAGATTTTATTGCAAAGTTTGGTAGTGGTGAAAGTATTACTCTATACACGCCCGGTACTTCAAAGTTCGGAACAGTTGTTAGTACAAACTCTACATCAATCACTTATGGGTTAGGTTCTATTGATTATCAGACAACTTATAGTGCAGACCCAACTCTTAATAACTTTGCCAATGATGATGCTGTAACTATTTTTGATCTTACTCTCGATGAAGATGGTGTCGCAGTAACATCTAATGGCCACAACTCTACATTCCGTGTAACTGGAGCATCCTTTAATATTAATGGAACACCAACTGCTAATTCTGATACGGATTATCATGGTACAGCAACAATGACGGCAACAGACATTGGTGGTGTTCGTTCAGTTGTAATATCATCTTCTGGTCAGGGTTATCTTTCAATTCCCCCCACTTCTGTAGCAAATACTCAAACCTCTTCTTATGGTGTTACTACAGAAAAACTTGGTGCAAATTCAATATTTGTTAATCTTGCAAACACCATTGCAAATACATTTACGGCAAACACCCTAATTAAGAATTCTACAAATAATGCTTTTGGTTTTGTCCTTGATTATATTGATTCTGATACAGCCGATTCACCCGCAACTTTGGTTGATTCGGGAAATACTACTCTAAGAATTCAAATGACAAGTGCTAATACATTTAGCCCGAATGATATTCTTACTTCTTATAGTAGAGCTGATAGTAGTCCAACTGGAACTGGTGATTTTGGAACTGCAAATATTTCTACATCTGGTACTACTGCTACGTTCACACAATCGACTCATGGATTTGGCACAGGAGATAGAATTGTAATTACTGGTTCGGAATCTGCAACAGATAATACTGTATATAACAACAACCATACAATTTCAGGAATCACAAATTCCTCTACTTATACGGTAACTCTTGCAAGTGATCCTTCTGATGATACTGAAACTTCTTTAACTGTTAGAAAAATTGTTACAGCAAATATTGCATACGAAAGAATACTTTCTGAAGATTCCACCACTACACAATTATCTTTTGAAAATGGAGTAGGAACTGCAAATGATGATTACAATAGTTCTACGAGTAATGGGTTCGTTATAGTTGAATCTGGAATAGATGAATCAAATGCTACATTTGCAAATACTGGATTTCCTGGCAATAATGCAGTTATTGCAGTCGCAGCACTTTCTGTTGGTGCAATTGAAAGTGTTTTAGTTTATAATTTTGGTGCTGGATATGCTGAAGCTCCAACAATTAATGCTTCAGCTGTTGGAGATGGTTCTGCAACATTGTCAGGTAATGTTGGTGTTTATGCAGAATATTCTGGATACTTTGATGGTAACTATGGACTGTTGAGTAGTACAAATAAAATGCAAGATAATTTGTATTATCAAGACTTTTCATATGTTATTAAAACAAATACAGACGTTGAAACTTATAGAGACAAGATATTAGAATTAGTACATCCAGCTGGAATGGCGATGTTTGGTGAAATTTTAATGACAGCTAATTTGTCTGTAACTCTATTTGATAATGGAACAAGAAACATAAGCACTTAATGTTCCACTTTATCATCATCATGAAATTGAATTCTATACATCAAACACAGCTTCAACCAACAATCAAGTTCTTACTGCTCAAACTTACCAGATTCAAACGTCTTCTTCAGGAATATTGGGTGGACAATTTGATGCAAAGATGGATACTACAGGAGGTAGTGTTGATTTTGATTTACAATTAGAACATGGTAATGATTTATTTTCTTTAGAATCATCTGGTTATTTTCTTGCATTTGAAAATACTGGTGAACTTCTTCTTGAAATAGATATTAGTGGTGGGGTTGGAGATAGACTAATTGAAGAAACTGCTGACTTTTTACTTACCGAAGGTGAAATAATTTATATACTTTTAGAGGAAGATTCTAATGATACTGATGAAGATATACTTCTTTTAGAGGATGGTGGTTTAACAACTGATAATTCTTCTATTATAGGTGCTTTAGAAAACGAAGAACATGGTTCTACTCCAATAATATATGAGTTTTTTGAGGCAGACCTTGGAAATATTCTTACTGAAGATGGTGGTGGTATAAGTGTTAATTTGTTAAGTTCAGACACCGTGCAGGTACAAGAATATAATGGTGACTTTATTGTTATGGAAGATGGTATTTATTTTGTTCAAGAAGATGAAGCTGGAGAATATTCACAGGGATTTAAAATACAACAAGAAGGTCTTTTTACAGATATTACAACAGAGGGAAATCTTTCACAAGAAGATGGTAGTTTTACATTACTTGAAGCACAATCACCTGCTGGTGACTTGTCACTAACATTAGAACTTACAACACCCGATGCATTTGCAGGTTTACAAGAAACAGTATATGTTGAACTGGAAGAGTCTGAGGGGGGTGATTCTGTAGTCAGAGCAGATAGTATTTCACACGTTGTTTATGAAGACGATACCACAGATACAATACAAATTCTTAATGAAGAAGAATTTTCAAATTTTAAACTTGAAGAATTTGAATCAGTTCTGGTACTAGAACAAACGGATAGTATTCAATTAGAGGGTACTACTGAAGGATTTCTCATAACAGAAGATAATGACCAGATTCAACTAGAACAAGCAGATACAGAAACAGAGGATACGTACGCATCATTCTTTCTTTTTGAAGATGATGATAGTGATGCTCGTTCATATCTGTTGGAAGAACCTACAACAACTTCTCAACATATTGTAAGTGAAGATCAAAATGATCAGTTTGTTATTCGGCTGGATGACACAACAGATAATATTACACTTGAAAGAGATCAATTTATTATTGATACAAATTTTAAGGGTGAATTTTATGCAGCAGGAACTGGTTTCACGCTACCGATGCTTCTTTTTCCATTAGCTGAATCTGGTTCTGCATTACTGGATCTTAGTTTTACTAGTAGAATAGTAATGGAAATTGATGATATCCAAAATGTAAGATTAGAAGATGATGGTGGTGACTTACATTATGAAGATGACTGTGCTATTTTGTATGAACAACAAGAAACAACATCTGTAGGATATCAATATGATATGATACTTCTGGAAGAATCTGATGGTACAAATCCAGTATATATCGCTACAGAATCTTCTATGACAGAAGAAATAGATGGTATAGGAGAGATTGACATAATTTCTGATGGTAGTTATTCACTACAGCTTGAAAATATACATGGAAGTCATGATAATGGACTTCTTATATATGAAAATGGAGGTTTTACATTAGAAGCTGGTACTGATTCTGAGGGTGTTATTATTTTTGACGGGCCGACGGCAGATGATGGAGATAAATCTCTTTTAGAAGATGGAGTAGAAGATACAATTGAAGTATTTCAACCTAGTGTTGCTGCATCAGTTAGACCTACAGTTTCAACTTTAAATACTGGTGACTCTCTTAATGAAGGTAGTTTCTTAACTGCTGGTATTGGAAATAGAACATACGGATCAGTTGCTCTTTCAGACTTATCTAGTGAATTTGAATTTTTGACTGAAGATGGAAGGTATTATATTTCGGAAGCAAGTGTGAGTAGTGCGGCAGACAATCTTATAACTGAAGCTTATGATAGGGGAGTAGTTGCAACAGGAACGGTCACTCAATTTGAATTTGACTTTAATAATCTTATAGTTCTTGAAGGTACAGGAACATTAGGTGTTATTGAGCTGGAAGACACTACACCACAGGAATACTCAATTATTCTAGAAACTGATGACCCCGATGTTTTTGCACTTCTCCAACAAGAAGATGGAAGTAAAATTTTCACAGAGGAAGATTTTCGTGTACCAATTCCATCATTTAAAAGACTTTGTGGTGTTGGACTTCATGATTTACTTTTAGAAGAAGAGGGTATTCTTCAAGAGGAAGTTGACCAAATTAAATTAGAAGATTTTACATTAGATAACATTACTCTAGAAGATACTATTATAGGTGAGTTTGTTCCATATCTTGGATGGGAATCTCATGATGCTGCTACTGCTGTTGAAGCTGCAGTAAGTTCAACTGATAATATGTTATTGGAATCCGCGACACATAAAACAGAAAATGTTTGTATTGTGACAGAAGATAGCGGACATTTGATTGGACAAGAAGGAGATGAAACATCCCATATAGTCTTGGATGATTTTTATTTTAAATATTATTCTAAAGGGACTATTACTCAAATTGGAACAACTATAACAATATCTGGAAGTACCTTTCCTTCTGCTGTTGTAAATGATGGAAAATTTTTCTATGAAAGTGGTGCGTCACCAACTCTCACAGGGAGGAATGGAGTCGAATCAACAGCTATTGTATCAATATCGGATACTGGTCTAGAACTAACAGTTGAAAATTCTACAACAATAAGTTCTGCAGAACATTATAAAATTGAGTATGGACTTGATGAGACTCCAGCTTCAGCTGAAGCATTTATAGTAATGGAGGCATTTACTCTTGATCTGATTTAATTTTTAACGGATCAGGCAATATCAGTCATGGATATACTAGGGGTGAAGATTCGGATGGTCTTGGAACTTACACCGTGAGTATCGCCGCATTTGCTGATATCGTTGGAAATGATGTTACATTTGAAGATGGTGAAAGAATTTTAGCTGAAGATTCAATCGGTGGATATGTTGCTTTTGAAGATTCTGCTCAAAATGTTTCTTTGGGTATTGCTCATAGTAGAGTTTTAAATGAAGATGATACTGGTTGTTTCATTTCAAGCGAAGATCATGAAGGTAATGAGACAAGTCAAGATGATAATGTTTTGATGAAAGAGATGAGTGACGCACTTCTATTAGAAGATAGTGAAACCGAAACTTTAAATTATGTATTAAGTGAAGAGGCTGGACAAATGATGCTAGAAGATGTCTTTCAAGTTTCAGAATATAAAATAGTTTTAAATAGTCATGATTCTATATTAATAGAAGACCAACCAGACGGTGATAATTGGAATTATAAATTATTGAATATGGATATGGGAAGATTTGATATTTCAGTAATAGCTAATAATACATCGTTGGAGATTGAATCTACTGATTCTTCTACCAGCGCAACAGATTTTTTCAAACGATCTGATTCTGCCATACTCGTTTCGAGAACAGAACAGATTACTTGACGACTAAATATATTAGAACAAATTATTTAATAAAGGTTTTGGAGGAAACAAAATGGCCGCTTTAGTAACTAACAAATTTCGTATTCATAACGCTAAACAATTCATAGAAGCGTTTGACGAGGTGTCATTTACATCTGGGGCAGCTGTCACAGACTCTAGTGGACTCCTCAATTCAAATATGTATCTCTTTATAGGAAAAGTAACTGGATGGAGTGATGACGCAAGTCCACCTAGTCCAACTGATTCTGTAGCAAACACACATTATGAAAACTGGCGTGATATGATTGCTGCAAAGAAGATTACATCTTCAGATGTATCACACGCTATTCCAAGAAAGAACTGGACTAATAATACCAATTATTTTGCTTATACTGATAATACTAATACACTTTTTAGTCAAGATTTTTATGTAATGACGGGCGATTATAATGTGTACAAATGTTTATCTAATAGTGACTCAAACTCAACAGGAACGGAAGCATCAACTTCTACAACTAAACCAACTGGAACTGGTTCAAGTATTATTTCAACCGCAGATGGTTATAAGTGGAAGTTTATGTATCAGATTCCTGCTTCAGATGCATTGAAGTTTGTCACACCAAACTACATTCCAGTTGATACGGTAAGACGATCAAATGGTTATCTTGCAAATACATATGATAATGCTCCAGGCCAAGTTCAGTTTGATGTTGAAACTGCAACTGCAGCATCTGGTGGTGGTAACGGTGCTATAGAAGTTGTACATATTACTACTAGAGGATTAAAGTATCTTAGTGAAACAGGTAACCTTTCAGGAGTTACAAACACAACTGTAGTCACAATTACTGGTACTAGTCTTTCTGCTGATGACTGTATCGTAAATAATGACATATATTTCACAAGTGGTGATGCATCTGGTGAAGGTGGAACTATTACAGATTATAATGGTACAACTAAAGTTGTAACCTTTACACCAGCTGTAACTGCTCCTTCATCAACTGATGGTTATGCTATCGGGCCAAAAGTTGTAATTTCTGGTGATGGTCAAGGTGCTAATGCTAGATGCATAGCCAATTCAACTGGTGGAATTAATGCAACAGCTATTATTTCAGGTGGAAACAATTATTCCAATGCATCAATTACTGTTATTTCTAATGCTTCACAGTCAAACAGTTTTAATCCAAGTCCTACTGCAGTTTTGACACCGTCATGGTTCAGATGCAGTTCAAGAGTTGGGTGGTTTCTTTATTCTTATTAATTCAAGACTTGAATATTCTGAATCTAACAATTTCACTACTGATAACGATTTTCGTAAAGTTGGACTTCTTGCACAACCCAAGTTTTCAAATGGAGATTTTGCAAATACAACTGTAGTTGACCAAGCAACAGCAGCAGTTGTTAGTTCTTGGAACGGAACTGCGTTTGCAGTTGATGAATTGGTTACTGGAGCAACCTCTGGAGCCACAGGAAGAGTTATTGATTTTACTGGTAATAATACTATAAGAATGTCAGATATTATACCTTCAGGTAATTCAACTACTGCTGGTTATAATGCAATCTATGGATATTTTACAAACACAGAAGTTATTGCTGCTAATACAGTTGGAAATGGTGGTTCTGGAGCTTCTGCTACAGCAAACGGTGCGGGCGCTGTAACTGGTGGAGATTTGGAAAGATTTTCTGGAGATATTATCTATGTAGAAAATAGATCTCCGATTTCAAGAGCAACAGACCAAATTGAAGATGTTAAGTTGATTATCGAATTCTAATTCTTTAGGAAAATATAAATGGCACTAACAACTAATTTTAACGCTGATCCGTATTATGATGATTATAA